GTTCTAGAGTCCCATATATATTCTTTTTCTACCCATCGAGATATACCCTTTTGCATACTTCTTCCCGTATTGATACCTACAAGGATACAAGCAAAATTATTTACAGTCCCATAATCTATTCCTGCAATCCAATATTCAGCTTGTCGGGGAGGGCGGGGAACTGTATATATAGCTTTATCAAAGAAATCAAAAATAGCGCCTTCTGCTAAACACCATAAACCAAGGTAGTTTCTTTTATAGAATACGCCAGACAGGCTATTCTTAATTCTTTGCTTATAATCATCGTCTAAATAGGGATTGTCTTCTAAACTAAAATGAAGTTGATAATAATTTTTATCCCCATTCTCAGATTTATCTATCCAGGTTTTTAATTTATGAGTAGGCTGAGATGGATTCATAGAAGCAAATCCCATGCTATGAGGATTAGACAATCGAGTATCTATCATGTCTATGATGGATTCTGGATAGAGTGTCATTTCATCGCAATAGGCAAGTGACATGGTTTTCCCTTGAAACTGCCCTATAGATCCTTCGTCTTTTGCTCCTATAGTAGATATAGTCTTATCCAAAAACTTTAATTGTCTTTTGCCTGCAAACCATGTACAAAACGGTCTAAAAAGAGATAACTGTTCACTTTCTAAAAGAAGTCTGATTGCATTCTGATATATTGTCTCAGAAGTATGTCCTATCATAAATATTTGAGAATCAGGACAGACATAAACTGCTTGCATAAAACGGAACAAAGTCCCTACAGTCTTTCCTGAACGAACTGAACCATGCGCTAAGTTCCAGTGAGCCGTACTATTAATAATAAACTCAAGTTGCTTAGGCGATAAGGGAAGCGTCATAATTAAATTATATATATAATAATGTTAAATAAATCAAATATTATAGACAAACCTGAAAATGATTGTAGATTGTATATCAGATCTACATGGGTTTTATCCAGAAATGGAAGGGGAAGATCTTCTGATCGTAGCTGGGAACCATGATACTCAAATGCAAGAGGAAGATTATAAGAAATTATGCAAGAAAGTATTGAAATTGAAGAAGGTATATTCGATAATCTAAATGAGTTTATAGCAAAAAATAATATAAATGCTGTTCATGTATTAAATTTTCTAGTGACCACGTTAACAGGCTATCTTGCAAAAAGCGACTGCCCACAAAATGAGATACACAGATTGTTTAGAGGAATGTCTAGTAGCATAAAATTAATGCGAAAAGATGGGATTTTTAACATGTCACCATCTAAAGATTCTTATAACAAGAGTCATTAATTTATTTTTCACTTGCAATAATTCCTATGTTCTTTACTATGTTAAGGTGAATTAAAGAATTTAAATATTAAGGGAAAGAATATGGGTTGCTGTTTTAGAGTGATGAGTTCGTGTTTTCAGGGCATTCCCACAACGTTGACTTCAAGAGGCGACCCAGATGTAATAATACAAAAATACAGGTGGCCATTTGGAAGAACGTACGAAGGAGCGATTCCGCTAAAATTCATTACAGAAGAAATAGAATATACTACCAAATCAGGAGAAGTAAAAACAAAAAAGGTGACTAGCTCTACTGGGGGAGACGATCAAATTTCTCACCAGCGTTACGCCGATTCTGTATTCGCAGACATACTGATGAATATCTTCAAAGCCGCGATGGTCATTTTGATAGCAATTTCTTTGTTGGGCATAGGAATGGTTATTCAATCTCGTTACAAAATTATACAACAAAAATAAGGGGGAATATTTATGTCGGCAACAGCAGGTGCTCCTCCAGATTGGATGAGAGCTCAACATTATTACGCCACGCATGAACACTATTCACGAAATTTTTCAAAAGAAGAACAAGAAAAAGTAAATAAAATTATGGCTGAAAAGAGAGATGCTCACGAAAATCTCTTTTTGGGACAAGTGATTGCAAGTGCTGCGTCTTTCATTCCAGCAGGTCCTGTTGGTGTTTTTGTTGGTGCTATAGGAGGAGCATTTTCCTCTGCGGCAATGGTAGGTACCATAATAATGGTTGAAAAAAGAGATGCAGAAAGAGCAATCATTGATGAAGCAATGGAAAAGATTTTCAAAAATGTTCGCGTAGAAATAAGCGATATTTTAGACGAACACTTTCAAGAAGCCGATCGATTCATTTGCCCTATTAACCTGTGTCTCCCTGAAGATCCTGTGGTTATAAATTCTCCAGAAATAAAAGTAAAAAAAAGGTTTTTCTTCGAAAGAACCGCTCTCGTGGATTATATAGCAAGACATGGTTATATTTGCCCTAAAACGAGAATAACTTTTGAATCAAAAAATATTCAAACTTCCCTCGAATTTTATCCCACAATTGGAAAGATGTGTCATAAAATACTCAAAGAAGCGCAAAGAGTTAGCAGATGTTCTTTAAGACAATTGCGGTGTTTGGAAGTAATGAGATGTATTTGTCAAAAACAATGTGATACTAAATTTCTTAAAAACAGAAAAGAAGTTGTAGATAAAAGGAATGCCAATCGCATTGGTGATAAGTCATATTATGGAAGAATGTCAAATTTAATGGGAAAATTTGATCCCTCTATCGATGATGTCAACTCAGATGAGGAAAAAGAATAAACCTTAATTCCAAAAAACAAAGCCCCCCGATAAAGAGAGGCTTTGGTTCCATGACATCCGGCCATAGAATTTTAACAAAACAACATTGCCTATTATATATTGTAATTATACATTTTTAAACATATTTGATGCGAAATCCGCTTTTTTTCCAATGTCTTGCCGGATCTGATCCTTTTGTGCGCCTCCCTTTTTGTTGTGCTTTGGAAAGGCAATCTTTGCAAGTATTAGGACGAGATTGAGCAGTAAAAGATAAGGTCACATATTTGATTTCTTTACATCTTCTGCATTCACGCATTTGCATAAGAAATCATCCTTTTTCTGTTTGTAAAAATTAAATTGTATGTATATTGCATATGAATACAAAAATCAAAGTTAAATTTTCAACATGAATAAAGATGAAGAATTGAGAAGGAACATAGAATCTTTTATGTCAGAATTTTCAGAACTCATGGAAAAAAATGAAAACAGAATACCTTTAGAGACTTTAATGATCGGTGCCTTGGCTTCTTCTGCGGCCAAGATTTTTGCAAATGCTTCTTCTAAAAAAGAAGCAAGAAAGTTAATCAGAATTGGCATCTATTATGCAGAATTTGGGATTGACAAGGCTTTAAAAAAAATCAAAGAGAAGAAGATATGACAGAAGAATCACCCATACCAAAAAAAGATGAATTGTTGCAAATACTTGATGAGATGGTGGCTAGAATAAATGATTTGCCACAACATGCTACATTTGCGCCCGTCACTCATGCTGATTTTTGTTCATTATTGATGTTGTTATCTTCGATATTGCGTGCTGATTGAAAATTAGACAATTGATTCATAATAGATATGAAAGGCTTTAGGGTTTCTTCTGAAAAAATTTGATCAGGAGGAACATCAGACTGCCCTAGCCACATTCTTTGCTTACCTAAGAAAATGGCCATAGCAGCGCTCTTTTGAGCTAATTTGTATTGCGTTCTGCGTAAGGAGCTTTTTCCAGTTTCTGAGAATCTTTTATATATTGCCGTGTAAGAGTCTTGATACTCAAGCTCTACGCGTTTCTGCATAGTATCATGATGAACACCAAACCAACTGGCGATTTCAGATTGAGTGCATTGAATAGCACATAGCTTTTCAAATTCATCCCAATCAATCTTTTTGAATGGTCTTCCTTTGCTCTCCGGTTGAGGATTCCTTTTCTTCTTTTCTTCTTCCATGTTCTTTCCTCGTCAAATCATAGTATTGATTCTTTAGTGATTCGTAATATTTTAAAGCTGATTTAGGAACCGGTAGTTTGGGCTTTGGGCTATTGTGTTTTCCTTTAGGCATATCTCACCTTAAAACCATTATTGCTTTCAGTTTTATATCATCAGGTTCGCCATTAAATTCTTCAAGTAATTCTTTTAAAAAAGATTGAATGATAGGGTTGTCTTCGACGAGAGTTATTGGTTCATAGATCAAAAAGGGCTTACTGAGTTTTCTTCCTTCTCCATCTTTAAGAGTGATTGTTAATTCAATTGCCATTTACATATCTTCTTCAAGTTCAAATTGCTCTTCTGCCCAATCTTCTACAAAATTATAGAAGCCATCTAAATTCATAACGTCATCTTTTTTATAAAATTTCTTTGTCATACAATCTTCGTAAAAATTAATTAATATGTCTTTCAGTTTTTCTTCATTTAACCACATATTTTTTCCCATTTTGTTTTATTTTCGCTTCATTTTCAATTTTTTTCTTGGTATCAAATTTTATTTTTGAATTTGATGGGCAATTGAAACATAAAGTAACACTAGGCGCGTATACATTTTTACAAACTGGACACTGCCATCCCCACTGACAATGGTT